GCAAATCAATACAAACTGCCGTAGTCCATGCGGAACGTAGATTCCGTATGCACGCGGAACGTAGGTTCCGGTTGGGCACGCTCAGCATGCGGAACGTAGGTTCACACAGAACAAGTGTACTTAGAACAAGTGTGCTTTGCGAACAAGTCCGGACCCCCTTTCGAAAGAAAGCAGCAACAACAGTACGTAGTACCTCCCCCCACGGGAGTGCTTGCCTGATAAAGCAGGGGAAGACGCGGGGAAGTGAAACTTGTGGCAGAGAAGATACGGGAGGACAACGGGAGAGTTGGGCCGGGCCATCCTCCTGTCGAATACCGCTTCAAAAAGGGCAATCAAGCCTCAAAGGGAGTGCGCGCTGGCAAGGGCGGCAAGATAGCCGCTGCCGTGCGCAAGATACTCGCGGGAACAATGGCCGACGATCCCGAGGGCCGAAAGACACTTGAGGTGTATGCCGCAAGCCTCGTCAAGAACGCCATAGACGGGAACGGAACCGCCATCCGCGAGGTGAACGCCCGTATCGATGGACCCGTTCCGACCGTCCACGAGGGCGGCGATCCCGACAAGCCCGTCAACGTCAGGATAATCATAGGTGACGATCCAACCGGCCACGATAGAACTGAAGATCAGTCCGACGCGGTTTAACGCTCCCTATCTTGAGCATCTGATAGGCAACGAGCACCGATACCAGATTGTCTTCGGCGGCGCTTCATCGGGCAAGAGCTATGCAATCGCACAGCGGGTAGTCCTCGATGTGTTTGGCGGGGAGCGCAACTACCTGGTCGTGCGCAACGTCGCGCGGACAGTCCGGCAGTCGTGCTTCAACGAGATTGTGAAGTCCATAGCCGACTTCAAGCTGACGCAGTACTTCTCAGTCAACAAAAGCGACCTGGTCATAACCTGCACGCTGAACCGGAAGCAGATTCTCTTCGCAGGCCTGGATGACGTCGAGAAGATCAAAAGTATCACCCCGCAGGATGGGGTTATCACCGACATCTGGGTTGAAGAGGCTACGGAGTGCGACCACAACGCGGTCAAGCAGCTCGACAAGAGACTCCGAGGCGGGGCCAACGTCACGAAGCGCATGACGTTGAGCTTCAACCCGATCATTCAGACGCATTGGATCGTCGGCGAGTATTTCGGGATTTGGTGCAACGACCGGCAGTATGTAGAGTCTGACGATCTGAACCTGTCGATCCTGAAGACAACTTACAAGGACAACCGATTCCTGCAGCCAGATGATATTGCGGCGTTAGAAGCTGAGTCTGATCCCTACTATCGAGAGGTCTACACCCTCGGCAACTGGGGACTGCTGGGCGCGACGATCTTCCGCAACTGGCGGGTTGAGGACTTCAGCGAGCTGGAGGCGGGCTTCGCCGACCACAGGCACGGGATTGACTGGGGTTTCGGGTCCGACCCGTTTGCCTACGTGAAGCTGCACTACGACCGGATGCGCAAGCGACTCTATGTCATTGACGAGGTTTGCGCAGTCGGACTACTCAATATCGAGGCGGCGGAGCAGGTAAAGCCTCTAGCGAAGCGCGAACGCGTCGTGTGCGACTCAGCCGAACCGAAGTCGGTGGCCGAGTTCAGGACGCTCGGTATAGACGCCGTGCCTGCCGTCAAGGGGCCGGGTTCCATAGAGTTCGGCGTCAAGTTCCTGCAGAGTCTGGAGATCATCATCCATCCGCGCTGCCAGCAGGCGCGGAATGAGTTCGGGGCTTACAAATACAAAGAGGACCGGAACGGGAACGCGCTCCCGGTCCCGCTCGACAAGAACAATCACTGCCTGGCCGGTGATACTGTCGTCAATACCGCAGATGGCGATGTGCCAATCAGTGAGTTGGTAGGCACCAGCGGACGCGTGCAGTGTTATGACAAGGCTACACAGACGGCCACGACTGCTGAGTATCGAGATTGCCGCCTGACTCAGCAGAACGCGGATGTCCTACTCGTAACGCTGGAAGACGGAAGAGTCTTGACGCTCACAGCCGAACACCCGGTTATGACTCAAAGGGGCTGGGTGAACGCAGGGGAACTGACAGCCGCCGATTCGATACTTGACATACACAACATTTCGTGACATCCAACCGCCGCGACTCGAAAGTATGCTCGCAAGCCTGCGCCAATAGGTATCGCAAACATGGCCCACCTGGTGAAGATAGCAAAGATTGAACGCGCGGGCAAGCGCGATGTATACAATATGGAAGTCGAAGACCACCACAACTTCAGCGTTAATGGTGGTCTTCTCGTTCACAACTGCATTGATGCGATCCGCTACGCGACGGAGGATGCCTGCGAGCGAAACGAGGTAGGCATTGCTTCCCTGGCGGACTATGCGCCTGAACCCGAAGAAGAGGACGAAGACGATTGGCAGAGCGTTTGAGGAAGGACAATACATAGCCGAACGGGAAGTAGATAGCATGAAAGGCGAATTCCCCACCGACTGCATCACGTCCTGGAGTGGCGACAACAACGTCTATATGGTCATTCCGACCGAGAACCTGCGAATGAGTCCGTCATTCTTGCTCGGCCTCGTCGGCAGGGTCAACAAAGAGCCATTCACGCAATGTGTCAACGAGGAATGGCGGACATTCCCCGCCGAATCCGTTCTTTTCGCCGGATTCGAGCGTCGTGACGACGAGGCTCCACTCACTATGCTTTTCCTGATAGCGGCCCCGCAGAGTCGTTGTGTTGTATACAACCGGGGCGAATCAGTAAGACCAAAGTCGCCCCCGTTCAGGAAGTTTAACTTCAAGCGGATTGGGTTGTCGTGACCACGGGGTTTATCAATATTGGTATCAAGCCTCCCGGCTTACCGGGGGGCTTTTTCATTCAACCAAATACCATGAGGGCTTTTGAGTGGAGAAGCGTTTGACAATATCCCAGCGCGTAGGCCTCTGGCTCACCAAGGGCGTACGCCAATACGAGCAGCAGAAGGGCGTTGTCTACGGCCCGTTCTCATCGGAGAAGCCGCAGGCGGCGCGCCGCGACCTCGTACAGCACAACCGGAACTGGGTCTACATCTGCGCTTCCCGCAACGCCGAAACCGTAGCTGGCTGCGAACTGAAGCTGTTTGCACGCGGCGCTACGCGGTCCTACCTGAACCAGCGACAACTATCACGCTCACAAAAGAGATACCTGGGCCGCATCGGACACAAGAGCGTTGACGATGTGACCGAGATAGAGGGCAACCATCCGCTGCTCGACTTGCTGACCGTCGTGAACACGGAGATAAACCAGTCCGAGTTGTTCGAGGGCACGACGCTCTATCAGGAGCTCACGGGTGACGCCTATTGGTATCTTGAACCGGGTCCCTTAGGTCTGCCGATGGCGATATGGCCGCTGATGAGCCAGTATGTCAAGATCGTGCGGAATGACGCGGGAGAGCTGGTGGGCTATCTCTACGGCAAGGACTCGCTCAACCGTATCGCTCTGGACGTAACCGAGGTCATTCACTTTCGATATGCAAACCCAGAGTCGAATGACTACGGCCTATCGCCACTGCAGGCGACTATGGGCGCTGCCAATCTGCTTCAGGCGCAAGAGGAGTACCTCGAAGACTCGTTCAAGAACGGCGGTATCCCGCACGTCGGAATTATGGTGAAGTCACCTCTACCGGAGGCGGAGAAGAAGCGGCTTTACTCGGAGTGGTATCGCCGCTTCGCCTCCCGCATCAAAGGCGATAAGGCGATTATCTTCGAGGGTGACATGGACCTGAAAACATTCGGTTACCCACCACAGGAGGCCGGTATCGAGTTCACGCAGAAGTTTATGCGGGAAGAGATATGCGCGGCTTTCGGCGTGCCGCTGACAATGATACAGCTCAATGAAGCTTCACGCGCGGGCGCAGAGGCCGGCAACTACTCCTATATGCAGTTCACCATCGCGCCGAAGCTCAGGCGGCTGGCCATGACGCTGACTGAGCAGCTCGCGGCGCTGTATGACGAGAAGCTATTCTTCGAGTTCGAGAACCCCGTGCCGGAAGACAAGGCGGCGCGGCTGACTGAGATACAGACGCGACTCAACACGCGGATGACGTCGGTGAACGAGGAGCGCGAGATAGAGGGCATGCCGCCCGTGGCGTGGGGTAATGAGCCGATCATGCCGGTTGCGCCACAGCCGTTCGGCGGGCAATCACAGGAACCGGATACTCCTAAGCCGAATCCAGGTGAACCGCCGCCACCCAAGGAACCTGCCAAGGCAGCGATTGTAAACGTGCCGATCTCGTTTAGGCGAATGCTGACAGACTACGTGACTGACTATGCGACCGCCGTTGATGAGGCACTGGAGAATGCACATGCCGACTAAGCCTGAAATATGGAGATTGAGCATGCAAGCTAAGGCACTCCGCGATCCCGCCGCCGACTTCCTGCCGGACTTTGACGCGAAGCTCGCGGCGCTCTGCCTCGACCATGTTCAACCGCTGATCGTTCGCGGGATTCGCATAGCGGCAAACGAGGCTGACATTGAGGCGACCCTTGATGTGAGTGTGCCTGAAGTGCAGCAGTGGTTATCGAAGTACACCGGCCTACTCGCGAACCGCGCCAATGACACGCTCGCGGAAAAGGTAAGGACAGCCATATCTGAGGGACTGCACGAGGGTGAGAGTTACCGGGCGATGCGCCCTCGTGTGCTGGAAGCATTGGGCTGCGCCCGTGACGAGGCGGGCAAGATCATCGCCGACAAGCAGGCGAAGTACGTCGCCGACCGGATAGCGCACACCGAGAGTCACCGCGCCGTCAATATGGGCAAGGACCTCCAGATGCAGGATTTCGGGGCAGTGCGGAAGGTATGGCAGGCACATGCAGGGGCTTGCGCCTGGTGTGCTTCACTGGACGGCACGACGATAGGGGTCGAGCAGGCATTCTTCCGGCGGGGGGATACCTACAGCATTGAAGACGAGCGGGGCAACTCGCAGGGGATGAGCCTCGACTACAGCGACACGGAAACACCGCCGCTGCATCCATCATGCGTATGCTCCGTTGGCTATGAGTGGTGAACGCAAGGAGGCTTGACACGTTGAAAAGCATCTGGTATTGGCTTCGCCGCCATCGGCTCGCCTGGCTGGCGGATATGTTATGGCGACCGGTGCCGACGTGCGGAACAGGACCAGGGTATGCGTTCACTGCGAATTACCAGCATGGGTTCATAGCCACCGAGGAGGCTTGATATGGCTTCAACCAGGAAGAGAACGACGAAGCGGGCAGCGAAAGCGCCCGCGTCCGCAGAAGCGACCATTGCGCCAGTAGAGACACCGCAGCCGGAACCGGCTATCGAAGAGGTGCCCGTAGAAGAGAGTCATCCCGGCACGGAGGCGATATACCAAGTGGCGGCTGCGGCTGCGCGTATGCTGAGTTTTGAGTGTGCATTCTGCCATAGTAGCCACGTATTCAGGGCAGACGGGCCGCGACAGGTGACCTGCGCCTGCGGTGTGAGCTATCGGGCCATCGTAAGCGGTGAGGGCAACTGGTATATCGAGCCCGTCAAGAACGAGTCATTCCGCACCAGAGCGGAGTGGAAAGCGAAGAATAGGCCATAGATGTATATCCAAGTAGACGGCTTGCGGGAGCTTCACTGCGATGCCACCAGCGTCACGATAGTGTCCTACCTCAAAGGCAGACTCAAAACGATGTCATTCACGCTGCAGAGAGGCGAGCCTGCTGTAGCAGATTTCTTGAAGCAACTGCAGGTATCGGCGCTGGCTCTGCTTGAAGCACCATGCCCCATACCGACCAACGAAGACGAAACAGGCTTGCCAATCGAGGACCCGCCGCGTGACCACATCGGGGTTGATTTGGCTAAGTCATTCGTGCATTCATCGCCTGGGATACCCGGCGATCCACCCAACAAGAGGTGATACATGAAGACCAAACTGCGCCTTGAGCGCCTGAAAGCAGTTCTGCCCATAGAGACCAGAGAAGCCCTCGAAACCGAGGGCTTTTTCAATGATGCCGAGGCTTACGTCAAGCGCACGGCGGTCATAGCCGAGGTGAAGGCTCTCAAGGAGGGCGAGCGCGCAGTCGAGCGATACATCAGCACGTGGGATGTTGACCGGGACCGCGAAGTGCTTGATCCCGCTGGAGCGATCCTCGACCAGTTCAAGCTCGCTCCGCAGGTGCTGTGGGCGCATGACTACAGCCTGCCGCCGATAGCGAAGGCGGAGTGGGTTCGGGTTGATGATAAGGGACTCAGGTCGAAGACAGTCTATGCGGAGACCGAGCGCGCGGAGGAAGTGTGGCAACTCATCAAGGGCGGCTTCTTGGCAACGGCGAGCGTCGGCTTCATACCCGTCAAGCGCGTGTGGAAAGGTGACGCTGAGTGGGGCGCGACAGTTGCGAAGTACAACACAAAGTGGAGTACGGACCTGGAGAAGGCGGGCGCGGAGATCATCACTACGAAGTGGCTCCTGCTCGAATACTCGGATGTGCCCGTGCCGGCCAATCCGAACGCGCTGGTGACCGCGATAGCAAAGGGGCTGAAGCTCAGCGATGATCTCATTGAGGAGCTGGACTTGCCGGAGGCAGAGGCAGAGCCGCCTGCTGAGCCGGAGATAAAGGCAGTCGAGCAGGAAGCGCCCGCGGCAGAACCCGAGCCCGAGCCGGAGGTAGAAGACGTCAAGACGGCTGGCCTTATTACGCGCTACACCCCGCCTGATCCCGCACCCGAAGTGGAACCGGCGCTTGGTCCTATCACGAGGCCAATCCAGCGCGTGAAGACTGCACCGCTGGGCATTATCAAGCTCATAAGTCGTGCACCTGAACACCAGGTGCTTGTTCAGCAGATAGCTGAAGATACGCTCGCGCAGTTGCGCGGGAAGGTATAGCGTTCGGCGGGCATACCCGCGCAGAGCGAAGAATCTCACCCTCGAACACGCGGCGTGACAACTACCGAGGAGGTAATCACGTTGCAAGTTCAGATCAAATTCACGAAGACGCACGGCGACTACAAGCCCGGCGATATTGGGCAGTGCGATGAAGACACCGCCAATGCTCTAATCGCCAAGGGGCTCGCCGTGCTGTATGACCCGGACGCTGAGAAGGCCGCTGCGGATGCGAAAGCTGCCGAGATGCAGATGCTCGCGCAGGCGGTTGTTGAGCAGGTCAAGACATCCCTGCTCGCCGATGCGCCCGCAGGCAAGGGCATACTCTCGAAGGTCAAGACAGTCGAGCCGGAGGGCGCGGCAGAGGGCTTCAAGTCGATGGGCGACTTCGCCATGACGGTGAAGGCGTGGAGTGACGGCAAGCGCGATGATAAGCGCGCTCTGGCGTGGCTGCAGAAGACCGCAGAAACGGGATTGACTGAGGGCATTGACTCTGACGGCGGGTTCCTCGTGCCCGAAGAGTTCTCGACTGACATTCTCAAGAAGACGTACAACAACGCGGCGCTGGTTTCGCGTTGCCGAGACGTCCCGATGCAGACGAAGGCCGTCAAGATTCCCTACGTCAAAGAGACGAGCAGGGCAGACGGCAGCAGGCAGGGCGGTATTCGTGCCTACCGCGCGAATGAGTTGGGCGCGCTCAGCGCCTCCAAGCCGACGTTCGGCGCTATACGGCTGGAAGTCGAGAAGCTGTATGTCTATGTGGCGGCTTCTGAGGAGTTGCTGGAAGACGCCTCGGCCATGGGGTCGATGATCTCCGCCGCCGCCGCAGACGAGCTCTCGTTCAAGATGGACTGGGAAGTCATCAATGGCACGGGCGCGGGTATGCCTCTGGGCATCCTCAATGCGCCGTGCCTGGTTTCCGTTGCCAAAGAGGCACTGCAGGGCGCGGACACGATCCTGATGGAGAACATCGTTAACATGTGGTCGCGCTGCTATGGCCCGTCAAGGGCTAACGCGGTCTGGCTTATCAATCAGGACATCGAACCGCAGTTGTTCACGATGAGCCTGGCTGTCGGCATGGGCGGCATTCCCGTCTATATGCCCGCCAACGGCCTGGCAGGCAGTCCCTACGGAACACTGATGGGCCGTCCGGTCATCCCATGCGAGCAGTGCGACACGCTCGGCGACAAGGGCGACATCTTCCTGGCTGACTTCAGCCAGTATCTCTACGCAAGACACGTTAGCGGTATCAATGCCGCGACGTCGATCCACCTGAAGTTCGACTACGATCAGACCGTCTTCCGCTTCGTCGTGCGGACAGACGGACAGCCGTGGTGGCCGGCGGCGCTGACACCCAACTCGGGCAGCACTAACACGCTGTCGCCGTTCGTCACATTGGCAGAAAGGGCATAGGCACAACCGATGCAACTGCTACCTGATAACATCAAAGTCGTGGCGGCTACTCCCGTGACTCGTGGGACGGCTGCCACAGGCGATTTGGTATGCCTCAAGGGATATGCCAAGGCGATGTGCCTGATCGACATCGTGACCGGCGCAGACGATACCGAGTTCACGTTCACGGTGGACAAGTCCACCGACGTGTCGGCGAGTGTCGTCTCTACAGGCATCACGCTCAACAACTTCTGGACGCTCATGAATATCGTGAGCGCCACTCCGGCAACCCACGCGATGACAAAGGGCACGGCGGCTGCCTCCATCGTGACCGTGACGGATCAGAGCAAGTCTCACCGCGTCATCATCGACATTGACGCGGCGGAACTGCCGGATAGTTCCTACAACTACGACTGCGTTCGTTTGGTTGTGGCGGGCGGCAACGCCGCGCACACCTATTCCGCGCAGTGGATTCTCTACAATCCGCGCTACGCGCGGGAGCAGGCTGGGATGCTTTCGGCTATAGCCGACTAGACTACTGCAGCACTCTCCGGGGGCTGGGTTTGCCGCTCAGCCCTCGGGCCTAAATAACCCGGAGGACTATCATGGCAACCAAGGTCAAATACAATCTGCACGGCTGGCCCGTCTACTACGATACGGCACAGGGGCTCAAAGAAGTTGACCCGGTATTCGCCGCCGTCAAGCAGTATGACGACTTCACGCAGAACGCACGGAACTTCGAGACTACAACCAACGGCTGGGCAGTGATTCCCGCCGCCGACGGCTCGAAAGACGAGTCGGCGGGTGTTAATGGTGGTATCTGCACCATCGTGAGTCATTCTACAGATAACGATACGGCAGCCCTCGCCGGTTCGCTATCGTGGTATGGCTCGCAGTGCGCCTGCTTCGAGGCGCGCGTGGCGACACACAACGCATCGGCATCGAGCCTGTGGATCGGCTTTACGGACACGACCGGGTTGGCGGAAACGACTGGTCCGAGCGCCCTGGCTGTGGCGACATGGACTACGACAGCAGTTGACGGTGCCTGGATGCAATATGACGCCGACGCCACAAACAAGTTCGTGCACTGCATGGGCGTCAAGAACAACACCGACGCGACCGCAGTGAACACTGCAATCCTTCCCGTCGCGGATACGTACAACTACTACCGCGTGATGCTCGGCGACAACGGCACGAGCACGACGGCCTATTTCTACATCGATGGTGTGCTGGTGGCGACGATAGCCGACATACTCACGCGCACGACCGCGCTGGCGCCCGCTGTATTCGTCGGTGCTCGCGATGGGAATGCCAAGACCGCTTACATAGACTATATGCGCGTCTGGCAGAAGAGGGCTTAACCATGAGTGCCAAAGCGAAATATAACTACCACGGATGGGCAATCGGGTATGACAGCGCGCTTGGTATGAAGGAAGTCGCACCGATGTTCCCGCCGATCTACCAGTATGATGACTTCCTGAACGTTGTGGGCACGGACATGAGTAGCAGCCCGGCATGGACCTGTACTGTGAACGGCGGCACGGCGGCTATCGAGGCGCTGAGCAATGGGTCGCTGATACTCACGCAGAGCGGCGTCGATGACGCCTCCTGTGAGGTCGCAGGTTCACTCTCCTGGTATGGCGCACAGTCCTGCTGCATGGAAGTGCGGGTGGCCTCGGGCGGCGGTGCTACACACTGCGCCCTAGTCGCGGGCTTCGTGGACACAAACGGCAAAGCCGGGGCGGTGACACCCTGGACTGCCGCGACTGCGACCTATGCGAACGTGAGTCAAGACGGACCGGTGTTCATCTGGGATACGGACCTGACCGCAGCGGTGTTGTGCTACAACAGTGCAAAGGCCAATACGATGAAGTACGCGACCACCACGCTCGGAGGCACGACCGCGAGCACATGGACGGCGGGCGTTTACAAGTATCTGCGGATCATGAACGTCTACAACGGCTCTACCGTGGATACTTACTTCTTCGAGGACGGGGTACTGGTCGGCACGATAGCCGATAGCTGCACGCCCACAACGGCGCTTGCACCTATCGTGAGCGTAGGCGCGCGCTCGGGCGCGGCTGACCACTGCCATATCGACTATATCAAGGTGTGGCAGAAGAGAGCATAGAACAACGGGGGCTTCGGCCCCCTCCTGCACTTATAAACACGAGGTGAGATCATGCCAAGAATAGCGGGCACACGCTCGGCGAGCCTCCGGCTCAACGAGGTTGTGATTGACGACTGCGAAACGATATGGACGATAGGCGCTACGGGTGGCACGTCTGTGCTTGATGACGATGCTACTGTATTCAAGGTCGGCGCGGAGTCCGCGGAACTGATCCTCAACGCGGATGCGACGGCAGGCATTGTCTCATACAGCACCGGCGCGCTCGCCAATACTGACCTCTCAGACTATACCCACGTGAAGTACTGGATACGCTCGACTATCGCGCTGGCGGCTGGTGATTTCAAGCTGGGATTCTCCGACGCGGCAGACCAGAGCGGGACCGAATACTACGTTGACATCCCGGCAATTGCCGCCAACACCTGGACGCGCGTGATAACCGACCTCACGAGCGGAACCGACCCGTGGACAAACGTGAGCAGCGCCTCTTCCATCCACCTGAACATGGTAGTGGATAAGGCGGCGGGCAGCATCTTCCTGGATGACATCCGCCTCTGCAACTATGAGCTGAGCGGGGACGCTGACATAACGCTTCCTGAGACCACGACCTATGACGGCGAGATTCTGCAGATGCCGTTCAGGGCGCAGAGCCTCACGGTGCACGAGGTTCCGCAGGACATCAAAGTCCAGTATCGGGTGGGCTCGACCGTTGATACGCATAGCACGAGCGATGGGGTCGGTGGTTATGACTACATCATGAGTGGGCAAACGGCGACCGACCTGCAACGGGTGTTCACTAACCTTCGCATCGTTCTGAGCGCCGACCTCGGCGCGGCGGACTATCTCAGCGTGCTGGCGCAGGAGTAACGATCATGGGCAATATACAACCGCCGAGCCCGAACCGGCAGGCAATGCTCAACAAGACGATCATCGTAGGGCCGAAGGGCAACTACACCACCATCGCCGCCGCGCTGGCTGGCCCAGAGGTTGCCGCCGCGACCGCCGCCGCTCCAGTCGTGGTGAAGGTCATGCCGGGTGTGGCGCGATACACGGGGGTTGTGCCGGCGAACGTCCGCATCCTCTATCTGGAGGACCTCGCGCAGGTCTACCGAGTGGGGCGGAATGAGGAGTATGCGACTCCAGCCCTGGCGGCCACCGCAATTGGCGACGCGCGGGAGCACTCTCACGTTCAAACTCTGACGGTTGGCAACTTCGCCGAGGGCGATACGGTCACTGTTACGTTGGATGGGGTTGCACAGGTTTATACTGCAAAGGAAACCCCTTCTCTGCCTGGTGAGTTCCCCTTCTTAGATGACGCCCCGAATGTCGCAGTCACCAACTTAGCTGAACAGATAACGACACTGCAGCCCACTCTCGCAACGGCGACC